GTGGGTCGTCTTTTGAGTACGGTATCCACCTTTCGACAGAGTCAGTTTTAAAACCGAGTTTTTCGAGCAGTTCTTTTGTCCTGCTCGTTGGGCTTTTTTTTGACATTTTTTCAAATCTCCTTAATTTCGTCAGGGAAATACTCAATTTCTATCTCCATCCCGTATATTTTCACGGGCATAGAAAAAATAGTATCACAGTATTCACATTGAATTTCAACAGAGTACTGGTTTTCTCCTTTCGGAGTTTTAAATTTTTCAATATACGTTTCCATGCCCTTTCCGCATTTAGGGCATGACGCATATGCACACAATTCATCGAAATATGCCTGCCCCGAATCTGTGATATTTTTTATTTGTCCGGTTTCAAAATTTTGCATTCCAAGCCTGCCTGCCTTTCAAAATGGAATATCATCATGCTCAAACCCGATGATTTCCGGCCATCGGTCGTTGATATTCACAACCGCCTTTTCTGGTGTTATTACCTCATTCCATCGCTCCATTGCCTCTTCTGCCGATAACGGATAATCCGTGTTGTTAGTCAATGTTTTCCATTGCTCCTGCCCGCGTTCAATCGCAAACCCGTGATAATTATCCTCCGGGAAACATAGCCAAATAGATGCACTACATGTTGAGTAGAACGACTCTTTCAACTCGAATGATACTCTAAGTAGCGTTTTCCCGGAATTTTTCGACTCCCAAACTTGTGGAAACATATCAATTATATCCATATTAACTGGAGGGGAAACTCCATAATCGACTTGTTGCATCCCAGGTTTTTCTGCGTCTGAGTACTCTTTTGGGAATTCATAGTTGCATTCAGAGCATATCCGACATGCCGGGTGTAGTTCAGTATTACATGTAGGACAATATTTGACTGGCATATCGTCGCTATTTTTTTTCTCTCCGTTACCCTGTCCTACATATTTCACAGTCAGATTGTCCAGATTTGTCCCGAATGCGTCATTATTCCCAACCATGTCAAGGACAAGACAATTTTTTTTGTGGGGATGCGTCTCGGCATTTAGCCTTTGCCCACGTCCAAGCATTTGCTTATACAGGGCCGCTGATTTTGTTGGCCGACAAAGTAAAATGCAATCAATATCAATTACATCCATACCTGTCGTGAGTTTCGCGACAGAGCAGAAAACTTTTTTCGTCCCAGTTTCGAGCGCTTCCATCGCCAGGCTGTTATCAATCTCTGATAGTCGCGAATGTATAGCGACAGCCGGAATGCCTGCATCATTGAAAGCCTGGGCGAGCAGTTCGGAATGTTCGATATCAACGCAGAAGGCAAGCGTTTTTTTTCTTTTGAAATACCCGGCCATTTTCGTGCTTTCGGGATCAATACAATACTCTTTCCATGTCTCGACTGCTGAATTAATATGAACAGATTTCGACATAACATCGGACAGCTCTCCGAGATTGTATTCTCCTGCCGTCAATCGGATCGATTCCAAATCCGTACTCATACTATCCGGCGCTGTCGTGTACCCGATCAGGGGCGCGAGATATCCGAGTTTTTCGAGTTTCTCTACCGTGATCCTGTGAGTTACATCGGAGAAATAAGGCTCTGAATTTTTGACATTATTTCCTCCGTATATGTACCCACCGGCCAGCCTATATGGTGTCGCAGTCACGGCCAGCATCCGCATATTAGGATTGTATTGAAACAATTTTTCGATGATTACCCCGAATTGGCTTTTCGGCGCAATATTTTTTTCCGGAATCGCGACCAGGTGCGCTTCATCTATTACTAATAGCTGCACAGGCTCGAAATCGTCCATCCGGTTTATAAGTGTCTGTCTGCTCGCAATCGTAACACGCTTACCATGATCCTTTGTTTTCGACACTGACGAGCAAACAATTCCGATATCAAGGGCCAGTTCCGGCGCGACTTTCCGGAGTTTTTCTTCCGTCTGACGGACAAGTATTTCGCGATCCATCAGAACGAGCACACGGAAACCAGGCTGTTCGGCAAGCAAGCGTTTGATAATCTTTGAAAAAATTAACGTCTTACCTGCCGAACAACAGGCTTCAAGCAGCACGCAGTTTTGATTTTGAAGCCCTTGCCATATCGCTTGCAGGGCTTCAATCTGATAAGGGCGCGGTGTCATGGTTTTTCTACTCTCTCGATTTCATCTTCCAGGCATTGTATAATTTTCTGTGCGTTATCATGCCCCACATAACCACACATCGCATTGTGTGCGCATTCGTCGTCTTCTATCCATATTTGCGCGTATATCACGCCACGTCTGCCCTCATGAGCTTCTTTGACCGCTCTATCGACAAGGGGCTGTAATACCTGTCTTTGCTCCTCATTCAAGAAAAAATCTATTCTCAAAATAATTCCTCCTTTCTTTCCGTTACCACGAAACCAAATATTGGAATATCCCTGACGCAATCGTACACATAGCCAGTAATATCAGTATAGTTTTAACTTCTTTCAAAAGAACGCCTCCCCTTCCCATTTTTTCCGGCAATAATCCGGATTGTTATAACGGCACATCCGGCAAATCCAGAACGTTTTTTTTCTCGATATACCATTGGCCGGATATTCGGCATTTATCACGCGCTCGGCCTTCTCACACAGTCTGAGCGCGTCTTCCCGGCAATACCGAAATCGCTCTTGATATAATCGCGAATTATTCTTATTTTCAACAACGATGATAGCTCTTTTCAGCCCCGAATAATGCATATAAAGCTGTACCTGAGCATAATATTTTTCGCCAAACATCTTATTGTGCTGTATGCCATGTTTGACGAATCCGTTGAACGATGATTGATTGGCGGATTTTATCTCAAGGATATGCCATTTTTCGGATTCGTACAAACCACGGATGTGCCCGTCACAATGACCCTGAAACTTGCCACCAAAATCGCTGTATTCGGCTTGGATCATTTGTATTTTATATCCTGAATACTCCAATTGCCGAATCAAGCGTTTTTCAATGATTTCGCCCATATCGAAAACCCGTAGCAGTCGATTCGATATCCCCGGCTGTTTCTCGACATGATAGGACAGCCACAGGCGACGCTCACACGGATCTCCGATTTTGGACATTCCGAGATATGGCCGTTTCTGCCGTGTCGGATACAGGCCCCGCGCTCTATCAATACGCGCGGGGATTGATTCGTTATTGATTATACTGATATCAGGCATTATTTACGTCCACGCATTCGTACCGGTTGCGGCCTGTTTCGACTCTGCTGCGGTTTTTTGCTGTTGCGTTGCCGGCTTCTCGCTCACTGACCTGTAATCCGTGATTTTGTTGCTTTTGAGCATCGGGAATGTCCCGTCAGGCGCTGCCTTATTCGATTTGAACTCTTCAACCTTGACCTTGAACTGATACGGTCGCCCGATCAGCACGTTCGTGTTATTGAGTTGCCCTTTATGACCGATGCACAGCGCAATTTTCGCCAGGGCTGCTCTACCGATCCGCTGGGCAACTTCGGATGAATTCACGATATTCAGCCGATCAATGATCCGGATACCATGCTCGTTACCTCCCTGAATCTCGTTTTCCAGAACGAGCATCTGACCGCCTTTTTTCGTCTGCTTGACATCGGCGTTAATAATAACGCCGTCTTTCCAGCCTGGTGTTGCTACCTGAAATTCGCCTGAAAAATCTTTTGCTGCTTCCTCTGTGTTGTCGATTGTAAAATTGAGTATTGCCATTGTTTATTTTCCTTTCTTTAAATATTTGATTTTATTTTAAATATCGGCTTTATCTATATCCTGATATTTTTCAAAAATAATTCCCCAGTCCGGCTTTTCAAATGCCTGAAAGTTGTCGCCACGAGCTTTGGCAACGTAGCTCTCGTCAGGCTCCAATTGAAACGCCCGCTCTGTTTCCCCTGCGTCATTTTTTCGGACTCTCAGGGCCGCCACTATATCGAATTTGTATGGCAGTTTTTGAGCCGTTTTTCTACCCGGAAATGCCGGGCCGTAAAAAATCCGTCCATCTGCGTCCTGTATTTTTTCCTGCTGGCACAGGAACAGGACATTCATAGGCAATTCACGGAACAATCGACACAATGACAATAGGGATGCCGTTGTCTCCGAATAATAAACTCGACCATCAGCGCAATTACTCTTTTCACTTTCAAGAATTATTTCCGCAATCTCGGAAAGTGAGTCAATAACGACTGTCTGGAATTTATGGTTTCCAGGGTTCGCGAGCCATTTGTACGCGTCCCGCATATCATCGCGGGATCGGATCACAGCGCATTTTGTTTCGGGGCACATGTTTTGCAGAGTTTTCAATCCTGCCTCAACGCTCAATATAAGCGTTTTTTCTTGCTCTGGGATAGAGGCAATTGAATACGTTTTCCCGAACCCCGTTTCGCCGTACAGGATCGCATTGAGATACGTCTGCTCGATGGCATTTTCGACATTGATGATATTCATAGCCTTCCTTTCGCTCTCATTTCTCCCTGCCCGGTGACACATTCACAGGATCAGTTTGAAAATATTAATTCTTAAAAAATCTATTGACAGATATAGTCTGTTTGATTTATGTTGTCAACAGTTTTCTATGAAAAAAAATGTTTTTTAAACGAAAGGCTATGAAAAATGAAACGAGATCAAGTAATTCCGCCTATCCAAATTGATAAAGAGTTAAAGGATTGGGTACGTGAACAAGCCGATGCTAGCGGCCTTTTGATATCGCCGTGGGTCAGAAAATTACTAATGGATATCAAAAGTGGAAGGGTTAAAATAGTACACGTTGAGTATCCACCAATTGAAATACAAACGCGCGGGGAGGTATAATGGATGCCTATCGAATTTGTACAGGAAATCAGCCGTCATGGTATGAGTCCGCCGGACCATATCGAGCCTGGTAAGTGGGTTCGATTCCCTGGCGCAGGGAAAAAAAGCGGCAATACTGCCGGGGCTGCATATCTTTTTCCGGATTTGCGGGCCGGGGTATTCTGTGATTTTTCAAATGGGGATGAACATCATATATGGAAAGCTGAAATGGAAAGCTCTCTTTCGGATGCCGATATCATGGCGGGAAATATCCTGATTGATGCCAAACGGAAAGAAGTTGAAAAGCAAAGGGCAGAATTCCAAAAAGAGAAGGCTCTTGAAGCGCGGAAATACTGTAACAGTCTTAAACCTGCCACAGACCATCCGTATCTCGAAAATAAGGGTGTAAAAAGCCATAATCTGCTCATAGACGGTGATAAACTTATCATGCCGTTATTTAGTTGTGACGGATCGATATCGACATATCAAGAAATACATCCGGACGGCAGAAAAAAACTGATGTATGGAGGGCGGAAAAAAGGCGCGTCGTTTTTCATCCCCGCTGTTGAACAGAAAGATAATGACACAGTTTTTCTGTGCGAGGGGTATTCCACAGGTGCGGCAGTCTATGAGGCAATAGGAAAACGTGTTGTCATTGCCATAGATGCCGGGAACCTGAAACCGGTTGCAGAGGATCTACTCGATACCGGATACTCAAAAATTGTGATTGCAGCGGATAATGACTGGCATCAAAAAGAGCAATGGGAAAAAACCGGCAAAGGAAAAGACCCCGGTGAAGGGACCGGGATCGAAAAAGCAAAAGCAGTTTGTGAGCGATATCCATCAATAACATGGCTTGCCCCTGATCGAATTGACGAGATTGACGGAAACCCGTGCTCCGGAACTGATTGGAATGATTTTTTTCGAGTCAGGGGCGCTGAATCCGTCAGAAAAAAATTATTAGGCGAAAAGCCTAAATTATTCTCATTTTCTGACACAAACGTCAATAAAAATCTTACATGCCTACCAGAACAGCGTAAATATTTGGTTGACTGCTATGGGCGTGGCTTTCTACCGGAAGGGATTGTGGGTGAAATTTGCGCGGCTGGTGGATCGGGCAAGAGCATTTTTGCCATGCAATTCGCTCATATGATGGCAGGCGGAGAACGTGGGTTCTATCCATTTTCTGTTTCCGGGAAGCCAAAAAAAGTGTTGTATATCTCCCTTGAAGATGATCAACCAGAACTTGATCGGAGGCTGTGGGCAGTTACGGAGTTCGGGGCCAACAAACCGCCAGGGCTTCATGCCCTATCGCTTGTCGGGCAGGATATCACCTTGATGGAAACTGACGAAAAAAACAATGCCGTCCGGACACCGGTTTTCGACATGCTTGATGAATCTATTTCGGGTGAGGGGCTTGACTGCCTTATAATTGATCCATTTTCACGGGCGTTTACCGGTCTAAATGAAAACGACAATGGGCATGGTACAGCCATTGTAAAAGCTTGTGAATTCCTTTCACAAAAGCATAAATGCGCTGTCCTGCTCGTTCATCATGCAAACAAACAGAGCCAAAATAACAATATGTCAATCACTCAGGGTATGGGCCGTGGAGCTTCAGCGGTAGTTGACGGTTGCCGATTTATGTTGGGCATGTGCGGTTTTTCGGACTCAGATCTTGAACGATTTTCGATTAATTACGCGGATCGATATAAATACGTCAAGGCAGAACTCCCGAAAGCAAATTATTCCGGGAAGTTTGCTGAAATGTACTTTGAACTTTGCCATATCCCGGAAACCGACACTGTTGTCATGAAACATATGGATATATCAGGCGGGCTGATAGACCAAATCATCAATTATATTCTTCTGTATATAACAGAAGAAGGCCCAGAAACAAGGCGTAATCTCACAAGAATAAAGGGCGGATATGGAAGTTTCGTCAAGGAAAAATTGGGTGAAGAGGTGACAATCTCAGCTATGAAAACAGCATTAAAATCCGGCATCGAATCTGGCCTTTTTATTGAAGGGAAAGTACCTAAAAAATCCGGGAAAGGGGGGGCCGTCAAAAAGATCTCTTTGACCAAAAAGGGACAGGACAAAGTCTTTTTTATTCCTGAATTTATGGCGGTTAACAATGTTTGATTTAATCAAAATTCTAACTGCAAAAGCTTTTACACTGCAATCTCACTGCACTCAAACATTTTGTAATTATTTCAATAGCCTCTCAGTCTGCACTCGAGTTTGCAGTTATTTGAAATTATTACTAAAAACAGTGTTTATAACCCTCACTGCAAAAACTGCTCTCTCTCTATAGAGAGAGAGAGAGAGTATAAAACTCTCTCTCTCTCTATAATAAAAAAAAAGGAAACTTTTGGATGGAAAAAATAAAACATCTTACAGGGAAAAAATTTGGTGAAATGACAGCCGTAAATAATGAGATTGAAAACGGAAAAATTTTCTGGAAAATTCATTGTGATAAAAATCATTATTTTCTTGTCGAACAAAACTGTCTTTTGGAAGGGGTTTTTAATAAATGCCCTATTTGCCACGAATATGACAAGCCAAAACTGAAGGGGGTATATTTTATCACTGATTCGAATATGAAGGCCATTAAAATCGGATTCTCAAATGATATTGAAAAAAGAGTTGCAGAATTGCAGACAGGGAACCCTTGTGAACTGAAAATTCTTGGGTGGCTTAATTGTGATAAAAAATATGAAAAAGTTTTTCATCAGAAAATAAAAAACTCAAAAATAAAAGGTGAATGGTTTGAATGGCAACCTGCAAGAGATTTAATGCACAGGGCATATATCGACCATGATGGTGGATTAATGTTTCACAATAACAGTTAACCAATAAAAGGAACCCACACTATGAAAAACAAACTGATACAGGGCGATTGCCTGGATGTTATGGAGGACATACCAGATGGTTCGGTTGATATGGTCTGCTGTGATCTCCCTTACGGTTCGACTTGCTGTGCATGGGATTCGATCATCCCGTTTGAGCCATTATGGTCGCAATATAAACGTGTAATCAGGAAAAACGGCGCTATTGTGCTGACCGGATCACAGCCATTTACAACGGATCTGATTAACTCGAATCGAGAATGGTTCAAGTATGAGTTAATATGGGAAAAAACTCTTGCCTCTGGTTTCCCTATGGCGAAAAACAAACCGTTAAAAAAGCATGAGAACGTTTTAATTTTTTCTGAAGGGACCACAACCCATATAGGGCAAAGCCAAAACAGAATGTTGTATAACCCACAAATGGGAAAGGGAAAGCCATATCAACGAAAGGAAAAGAGTGGGACAAAGGCACATAATACATGTTTTAAAAAAAGGCCGTCTCATAAGGAATATTACAAAATTAATACTGGTGAACGCTACCCAAACAGTATTATTAAAATATCGAATCCAAATAACAATAATATCCACCCAACCCAAAAACCTGTAAAATTGTTTGAGTACCTGATCCTGACATATTCAAATCCAGGTGATACGATCCTTGATAATTGTGCAGGCAGTGGCACAACCGCTGTGGCTGCTCATAATACTGGCAGAAATTATATTTGTATCGAGAAAGACTCGAAAATATATGAGAAAATGGCCAAACGGGTCAAGGCCGACACGGCACAGCAAATGTTATTCTGATAGAATTGCCCTTGACAATACGAAAAATATTGCATATTATACAAATAATATAAACAATATAAAAAGGAGAGGACTAAAATGGAGTTCCCACCAGAAGGCAAAAACAAAACAGTATCATTTCAAACCGAAATTCCGGGAAAAGTAAAAACCGCATTCAAGAGCGAGGCAGCAAAACGCGGTCTGTCGATGCGTGAGGCAGCCGCACAGGCTTTGAAATTATGGATGGATAGCTCAGCACCCCCTGACGCAAGATGTTCTCGTTGTGGGGATCTGATATATCAGAAAAAAAATAAATGGCCACAGGTTACGGTATGCTCTGAATGCGTTTTTGATTTGGAAAAAATGGAGGATAGGATAACATGAATGAGCGCGCTGTGGCGAACTGGGCTGCCAGAGAAATGGGGGTTATGATGGCAAAGGAAATAAGATTATGTAGAAGTTGCAAAATAAAATTCGATTATCAGATTGACGGTGAATTAATCGAAAACCGCCAGGGCGAATATGAATATTATTGTGACGAATGCTATTGTGATGTGACATGGGTATGCCCTATCTGTAATGAATACGTCCATGATGATTTTCAGGGCGATATTGGGACGCTGTTCGTCCTGATAGGCGATGGCGAGGTTGAGCAGCAGGACGGAGTCTATGAAGTTATTAAACATCCGTATTATTATGACAGTTTCTTGGGCCGTGGCTCTCTGATATCATCCGCAATCAGACGGCTCGGTGATATCCCGGATGATACCGCAGAATGTATGCCAGGGTACTATCCTGTCGAACATATATGCCCCGCATGCAGCGAGACATTGAAAAGACGAGTTATTTTGAAAAGGAAATATTGAAAGGATGGAGAAATGAACTGCCCTGCGGGGATGAATGTTGGAGGATCTCAGGCCCGACATTGTGGGCGCATTCGAAAAATGGCGGCTGAAAAATGAACTACTAAAAGATGCCGTGAAGCGGTTGCCGAGATATAGCCATTATGACAGAGGCGGCAATCTACTGATCGATCAAAAATGGAGGACAAAAAATGACACATAGTGAAAAAAGAATGGCTGAAGTTATAAAAATGTTGATCGAAAAGGGCGGATATTCACGGAATGGAGAGACACAGTCCGAAACTGTACGATTTATAACGATAAATTCCTATCCGTGTCCCGGATGTGAGGCGACATTTGGAGGACGAGAACGGTATGAAAGAAAAATCGGCAACGGCATATATCGTGCCACAGTTGGAAAAGTCACAACAAATCTGTATAAATTTGAAAAACATCAGGCTACGGATTTAATTGGGTTTAAGACCAAAACTTTCACATTATCGGATTTGAGAGATTACTTGACCCAGGTAAAATTCAACGAGAAAGTTGACAGGGCAAGGGCTGCAGCAAAAAAACGGACTGGAGGCTGAAAAATGAAATGCCGTTTCTGTGTTGAAGAAAGACCGGCTGGAGAGGAATTTGACGAGATTTGTGACGTTTGCGCCGATGAATTTTTGGCTGCCAATAGTAATTATTGCGCAGGATGCCCGAAAACAGGCCCCTTGCGGCCATTGTTATGTTTGGCATGTATCAAATCTCATGCCAGATTCAATCGGGAGACAATAAGGGATATGAGCGAATGATTTAGGCTGGCGAATGATTTGGAAAATGCTAGGCCGAAGCAGCAGAAAGGACAGGAAAATGGGATTGAACTATGAAAAAAAGAATCTGTGAAGACTGTCGTGAGAATGACAAGGCTCTCATACCTGTGTTGAATATGAAAACTAGAAAAATTATCTATCGTTGCTATCCGTGCTACAAAAAGCGCGAGGCCGCGGCCAGGAAAAAATTTGATGGGGAGAATGAAAATGGATGAACAAAAACTTGTGGCAGAATAAAAACAAAAGCCCGTTGCCATGATTTTCAGCAACGGGCTTGAATAATCGAACCGGATCTATAATCGTATTACGATTCGGGGGTTGGTTCGGGTTCCGGCTCAACAACAGCTTCTGGCGTTGGTTCTTCAACTGGTTCAGGCACTGATACTGGTTCAATCGTGGATTCTGGGTTTGCTTCCGGTACTGTTTCCGCTACAGGGCACGGGCCGATGGTATCTTCCGGATGGTTCTCCAAATGCGCAATCGCTGCCGGTACTGGTAGCGTCAATGTCTGTGGAGGCCCTCCGCCTGGCGGTCTGTGGCAGATAATCAATCTGTCTTCATCGTCATCTTGTTTTTGGCTTTCCTCTTGCCCCTGCTCTTGATTCTGGTCTTGGGTTTGCCCCTGAACATCGGCATTGTCAATATTGACTGTCACTTCGATGTCATCATCGCTGTCTGAGGATGCAGAGCCACCAACTCCCACGCCGGTGGCTCTGGCAACCGCTGCGGAAACAGCGGCATTGATCATTTCCTCAGTGCATGTTTGCTGCCCAGGGGCTACT